CGCAGCGGTCCTGACGAATAAGCTCTTGCAGGCTGCAGGCGGTGCGGCCTACGACGAGAACGGTAATGTCAAGGTCCTGCACGACTGCAAGCTCGAGGCTTTAGACCAGCTTATCGAAGAAGCGAATGGCCAATCCGTTTTGGTGTTCTATGCCTTTCGGCATGAGCGCGACAGAATTATGGAGCGGTACCCGGAAGCGGTAGACATTAAAGACGACGGCGTGGTCGTCCGCTGGAACGAGGGCAAGATTCCGATTATGCTTGCTCACCCTGCGAGCGCGGGTCACGGCCTGAACTTGCAGGCGGGAGGTCATATCGCGATATGGTACGGACTTCCTACCAGTCTTGAGCTTTACCAGCAGGCAAACAAGCGATTGCACCGTCCGGGGCAAAAGAAAACGGTCCTGATTCACCATATCCTGATGAAGGGCACCTATGACTACCGTGTCTTAGATGACATACTCGCGCCAAAGGAGGTAAGGCAGAACGCTTGCCTCGAGGCTTTGAAAGCCAGAATTAAGGAGGTATCAAAATGACACTACAGGAAGCAAAGGACTTCCTCAACAGAGGGTACAGGTCCAAAGAACGAATAAAGGTTAAGGAGGAACGTATCGACGAGTGGCGACGCAGGGCTGAGTCTATTACGGCCGAGATTAAGCCGGTCGCAACGTTTTCCTCAACTCCGTCAAAGAAAGTCGAAGAAGCTGCTTGCGCTATCGTCGATTTGCAGTCGGAAATCAAAGCGGAGATTTACGAACTTGCGGCTATCGAGCTTGAAATCGGCAGAGCCATCAATCAGGCGGTTACCGACCCGACCCTTAATGCTCTGTTAGAGATGAGGTATCTTAAGTACCTCAAATGGGAGGAAATTGCGGTACGGCTTGACATCACTTTCCGCTGGACTATGACTCTTCATAAAAAAGCTCTCACAATTTTTACCGAAAGCGCGTTAATTCACGCCGAACATGCGATATAATATATGATGAAAAAGTCGGATGAAGAGTCCGGCTTTTTCTGCGTTATCGGGACTTCCGGTATCGCGGGCGGAGCACTGCGCGGGCCTCCGGTGCAGTGCTCCGTCTATTATTATGAATGGAGGTTAGCAACAACTAACGAGGGAGGGACGAACGTGGCTAAGCTGACCGATAAGCAACGGAAAAAGATTATAGCTGAATCGGTGAACGGCTCGAGCATTCGGGCATTGGCCGCGAAATACGGCGTCTCTACGACTACGATTCAGCGTACGTTAAAAAGTGACAACGACCTAAAACAAAAGGTCGCACAAAAAAAGGCTGAGAATACGGCAAGCATTTTGGCCTTTATGGATTCTAAGAAAAATGACGTCTGCGGACTGATTGACAAGCTGCTTACGGCAATGGGCGACGAAGACAAGCTCGCTGCTGCAACGGTCAATCAGCTTGCTACCGCTATGGGTATCGTCATTGACAAATATACAGCTAACGAGGCAATTAAGTCGTCTGACGCGAAGGAGACCAACTTCTTCGAGGCGATTCACGCTGCTGGAAAGGAGGTTGACCTGAGTGCAATACCAGAGCTTCAGTCCTCGGCAGAACGCGACCCTCTTCTGGTGGACGAAACCGGAACACCAGAATAGAGACGGCCTTATCTGCGATGGGTCAATCCGTTCCGGCAAGACGGTCTCAATGGCTATTGGCTTTATCATGTGGAGCATGGCGAGCTTTGATAAACAGAACTTCGCTATCTGCGGCCGCACGATTGAAGCGCTCCGGCGTAACGTTATCGTACATATTCCCGCATGGCTTGAGGGTATGTTCGAGGTTACTGAACGCCGCAGCGAGAATAAAATGGTCGTCACTATCGGCAATCGCTCTAACACCTACTACCTCTTCGGAGGACGGGACGAATCCAGCTACACCCTTATTCAGGGCATTACTCTGGCAGGAGTCCTCTTCGACGAGGTCGCCCTTATGCCCCGCTCCTTCGTAGAGCAGGCTATGGCGCGCTGCTCGGTCTCCGGGTCTAAGTACTGGTTTAACTGCAACCCCGAATCTCCGGGCCACTGGTTTTATAAAGAGTGGATTCGTAAAGCAGCGGAGCGCAATATGCTCTACCTGCATTTTACGATGGACGACAACCTCAGCCTTGACGAGAAAATTAAAGCCCGATACGAGGGTATGTACTCCGGCGTGTTCTACGACCGGTATATCCGCGGTCTCTGGACCGTCGCAGAGGGCTTGATATATACAATGTTTAATAGGGACTATCATGTAGTCCCTTCCGTGCCTCGCGATTACGAGGAATACCTTATCTCTTGCGACTACGGCACCTTAAACCCAACCTCGGCCGGGCTCTGGGGCCTCTGTGAGGGAAAATGGTACCGCGTTCGAGAGTACTACTACGACGGACGCAAGGAACGGTATCAGCGAACGGACGAGGAGCATTACGCAGCTATTGAAGAGCTTGCGGGAGACCTCTCGATTCGGAAAATCATCGTTGACCCTTCCGCCGCCTCGTTTATCGAGGTCATACGCCGGCACGACCGCTTCATGGTCGAGCAGGCAAGCAACCGAGTCCTTGACGGTATTCGCGATGTTGCTACCCGGCTGAACGCCGGCGACATTTTCTTTTGCGACTGCTGCACGGACTGTATAAGAGAGTTCGGTTTATATCGGTGGGACGAAAAAGCCGCCGAAGACCGGCCGCTAAAAACCGACGACCACGCTATGGACGATACGAGATACTTCGTTCGCGCCGCGTTCCAGCCGTCGAGATTCAGTTTTTAAGGAGGTGCGATAAATGCCCTTATTCAAGAAGCCTATCGAGCAGGAGTTTTTCAGTTTGCGCCTCCGCGCTGGCAGGCCTATGACCGAGCTTGAGTTCTACGCGCGAGAGCTTACCGACTGGGAGACCTCTCCCGAGCGGCGCGAGATGATTGACGGCGACCGGTACTATACTGGAGACCACGACATTCTCAAACGCCAGCGCACGGCTATCGGTCCTGACGGTAAGCTGATTACGATTGAGAATCTCCCGAACAACCGCATTGTGGATAACCAGTATGCGAAACACGTTGACCAGAAGGCAAACTATCTTCTCGGCCAGCCTATTTCCTTCTCCTGTGAGAATGACGACTACGCAGCCGAGGTCAAGAAGGTACTCGGCATGCGGTTTATGCGTACTCTCAAGAGCGCTGGGGTCGAGTGCCTCAATGCGGGTATCTCGTGGCTTTATCCCTACTACAATAAAAACGGCGAACTCGCGTTTAGGGTATTCCCCGGCTACGAGATTATGCCGTTCTGGGCGGACGCGGCTCACACCGAGCTTGACTCCGCTCTTCGCCTTTATCCGGTTGAGGTCTACTACGGTACCGAGAAGAAAATCGTTAAGAAGGTCGACCTCTTCACGCTGGAAGGCGTCACGACCTACATCTTTGAGAACGGCGTACTCACGCCGGACACTGAGAAGCAGGCCTATGTTAAGGTGAAGGACAGCAAGGGTAACGAGCAGCCCCTGAACTGGGAACGCTTCCCCCTTATCCCTATCAAGTACAACCCGAAGGAAGTCCCTCTCATTCGTCGGGGCCGCTCCTTGCAGGACGCTATCAACCTCCTGCAATCCGACTTCGTGAACAACATGGAGGAAGACGTCCGTAATACTGTCCTTGTCCTCAAGAACTACGATGGACAGGACCTCGGGGAGTTCCGGCGTAACCTGACGACCTACGGAGCTATCAAGGTCCGCACGGTCGAGGGTACTGACGGCGGCGTGGACAGCCTTGAAATCTCGGTAAACTCTGAGAACTATAAGACCGTCCTCGAGCTTCTGAAAAAGGCGCTCATTGAAAACCTCCGCAGCTACGACGCGAAGGACGACCGCCTCTCCGGTACGCCTAACCAGATGAACATTCAGAGCATGTATTGCGACATCGACCTCGACGCGAACGCGATGGAGACCGAGCTGCAAGCAGCTTTTGAGGAGATTCTCTGGTTTGTCAACACCTACCTTGCCAACACCGGCAAAGGCTCGTATGAGAGCGAAGATATTACGGTTATCTTCAACCGCGATATTCTTATCAACGAGTCCGAGGCTATCGATAACTGCTCTAAGTCCGTCGGCATTATCTCCGACGAGACCATCGTCGCTATGCACCCGTGGGTCGATGACCCTGCAGCCGAGCTTGAACGGCTCGAAAAGCAGAAAGAGGAAACGGACCCCTACCGAGCGGCTTTTGAGCAGGCACAGGCTTTGCGCAACCCCGAAGGCGGTGACCCGGTAAATGAGGAATGATAAGTACTGGGCCAACCGAATGCGGATTCTTGAAGAGTCCTTGCTTGATAAGGGGTACGACTACGTTAAAAACCTCGAGCGGCAATATGCGACCGCTATTCAGGATATAGAATCGCAAATCGCGAGATGGTATCAGCGTTTTGCGGCCGAAAACGGCATAACGCTCGCCGAGGCGAATAAGCTGCTTACCACGCAGGAGCTTGACGAGTTCCGATGGACCGTTGAAGAGTATATAAAACACGGTCAAGAGAACGCAGTCTCTCAGGCGTGGCTCAAGCAGCTTAAGAATGCTTCTGCCCGCGTCCACGTGTCAAGGCTTGACAGCTTGAAGCTCCAGCTACAGGAGCAGGCCGAGGTCTTACACGGGGCGCAGACGGAGGCCCTTAATTCGTCCCTGAGCGAGGTTTACCAGCGAGGCTATTATCATACTGCCTTTGAGCTCCAAAAGGGTATGGGGGTCGGCTGGACGCTCCACGGGCTGACCGATGAAGCTATCAGCAAAGTACTCTCGCGGCCGTGGACCTTAGACGGCCAGACCTTTAGCGATAGAATCTGGGCGAACAAGCAGGCGCTCGTCAACAGCGTCAGCACGCAGCTTACTCAGATGATAATGCGAGGCGCGGCACCGGATAAAGCCATCAAGGCTATCTCCGACCGTTTTCAGGTCTCTAAGTCGCAGGCCGGGCGTCTGGTTATGACCGAGAGTGCCGCCTTCGCGAACGAGGCCCGCAAGGACTGCTTCAAAGACCTCTGCGTCGAGAAGTACGTTATTGTGGAAACCCTTGACAACGAGACTTGCGGCCTTTGCGCGCAGCTCGACGGCAAGGTCTATCCTATGAGTGAGTATCAAGTCGGCGTTACTGCGCCGCCTTTTCATCCGTGGTGCCGTGGCACGACAGCCCCTTACTACGAGGATATGCAGGGGCTCGGAGACCGCGTCGCGAGAGACGTAAAGACCGGCGAGAGCTTCGATATTCCTAAGGATATGACATATAAGGACTGGAAAGCGAGACAAGACGCTGCCTATGGCGCTGGTACCGTAGAAAAGTTCAAAAATATGTGGTATAATGAATCTGCTGACAAAAAGCAGTATGAAAACTACAAGGCCCGACTCGGCGCAGACGCGCCTAAGAGCTTTGCAGCTTTTCAGCAGTTAAAGTATAATTCTGAGAACTACAAGGACCTTACCGGTTACTACCGATACAAGGGCGCGAATCCTACAAGCGATAGGCGCTTTTGGACTGCGCATAAAGCGGTCAAGGCTCTCCACGATGAGGGCAAAGTCCGAACGACCGGAACTCTGGTCGCCCCACCTTTAGGGCGAGTCGCTATCAAGGCGAACGAGCACGCCGAAAAACGGTTTGCTTCTCGCGGCGTAACCTTAGAATGGACTCAGAATATTATTGATAACGCAGACTTCGCGCTCAAACAGCGCAGAGGTACGCAATACGCCTTCTATACGAGCGATGGCTTTGCGGTCCTTGATAATAACGGCGAGATTGGTACCGCCGGGCAACTGGACGAGCGCGGGAAACTGTTATATGACGAGGTGATGAAATATGTCCGAGCAAAATAAGGTCAAGTGCCCTTTACTGAATAAGGAAATTGACTGGGGCTATTGCTGGGAGCTTTGCAATATCGCTACCGACGATATTCTTCTTGAGGGCGATACCGTTCCTGATTGGGATAAGGCCCTCGAGGTATGTAAGAAGTGCGGTCGATATTCGAGCGAGCCAGAAGGCTCCTAATTCGAGCCCGATTTTTCAGAGGGTAAATCTAAGGGCCCCTCAGTTAAAACGCGATACGGGAGACCGTGGAGCCTCACAGAAGCAATAGTTGATTAGAGCGTCCCTGCTTTTTAGCAGGAGGCGCTTTTTTCATACAAAAATTACCGCCTTACGCGGCGGACAATAAATAGCGTACCCGCAATACCGGGACTGGCCGGATAAAAAGGACAGCGGGAGACAGGAGGACAAAATGTTGGACTGGCTGAAAACTATTTTGGGAGAAGCGTACTCCGAGGAGATTGATAAAAAGGTCTCCGAGGAAATCGGCAAGAACTTCGTGGCGCGTGCAGACTTCAACACTCTGAACACCGAGAAGAAAGCTCTCGCCGATACCGTCAAGGAGCGTGACAGGCAGCTTGAGACCCTCAAGGCCTCTACCGGCGACGTCGAGGCTCTCAAGACGCAAATCGCTACTCTCCAGACCGAGAACACCGCAGCGGCGAAGGCCCATGAGGCGGAAATCAAGCGCCTCAAAATCGATACCGCCGTTGAGTTGGCTCTGTCTGCTGCCAAAGCGAAGAACGTAAAGGCCGTGAAGGCACTGCTCGACCTTGATAAGGCTGAGCTCGACGAAAACGGCGCCGTCAAGGGTCTGGCCGACCAGATTAAGAAGCTGGCTTCTGCTGCCGATAGCGGTTTTATGTTCGAGACTAAAGGGCAGAACAATTTTGAGGGCTTCAAGCCCGGTGAGAGCGGAGACCCCGCGCCTGACGGCAAGTTGACGCTGGAGAACTTCAGAAAGCTCTCTCCTACTGAGAGATTCAACTTCTCTCAGAAACACCCCGAAGAGTATAAAAAACTTTATGATGGAGGAACGAAATAATGGCTAATACCGTTTATGACAATTTATATCTGTCCAACGAGATTGAGGACCAGTATAAGTCCCATCTCGACTTGCAGACCTTCTGCACCGTGGACAACACCCTCGAGGGCACGGCCGGCATGCTTCGTAAGATTAACGTCTACAAGGCTACTGACGGCACTGAGAAGCTGGCTATGGGCGTCGGCAATTCTAAGAGCATTGAGGTCGGCTTTACTCCTCGCGAGTACCGCATTCAGCTTGCTCAGAACAGATTCAAGTACTACGATGAGCAGGCTATGACCGACCCGCAGCTCGTCCCTGTCGGCACTAAGCACATGGGTACCGACATGTTCAACACTGTCAACGCCGACATTTACGGCGAGTTCGCAAAGGCGACTCAGGTTGTCGTTGTAACTAAGCTGAACTTCGACGCTTTTGCCGACGCGCAGTCCGTTCTCGCTCTCGAGGACCTCGAGGGCGTGACTATCTTCGCCTTTGTCTCTCCTGCTGACGTGGCCGAGCTCCGTAAGGAACTCAAGGACACTCTGCAGTATGTTGAGGCCTTCGCAAAGAACGGCTATATCGGCACCGTTGCCGGCGTGAACATCTACACGAAGAAGGACGCCGTCAGTGGCTCCGTCTATATGGCGACGAAGGAAGCGGTTACCCTCTTCAATAAGAAGGGCACTGAGGTTGAGCAGGAGCGCGACCCGAACACCCGTGAGAACAGCATTTACTCCCGTAAGTACTATCTGCCCGCCCTCACTGACGAGACAAAGGACGTCAAGATTTTCAAGGGCACTGCGACGGTCTCCGCTGATATGACTGCTTCTGCTTCTAAGACCTACTACGCGAAGGTCGGCAACGGCTATGTTGCTGTTACTCCCGGCGAGGGCGACAACCCGAAGACTAAGGGCTGGTACGAAATCGCCTAAGGAGGAGCAGTATGGAGATACTCGCGGCAGTAACCGCCCGACTGTCAGCCCTCGGTTATACCATGACCGAGGCCGACAGCGCGGCGCTTGATTATAACATTAAGAAAGCCGAGACGACCCTAAAGGTACGAACGAATCAGCTCGAAGTGCCGGAGGGTCTTTTCTATGTCTGGGCGGATATGGCTGCGGGCATGTTCCTCACAGACAAGAAGGCTTCCGGCGCTCTCTCTGAGGTCTACGACTTCAACGCGCCGGCTAAGAGCATTTCTGAGGGCGATACCTCTGTTACCTTTGCGATTGCAGATACTGGCTCCTTCGAGGACCAGTTTGACGCAATGCTCGCGAAGATGGTAAACCCCGACGCGGAGCTTATCGCAGCGTTTAGGAGGTTGGTATGGTGAAAAGCTATCAGGATGCTCTACGGAGGCTCTGGGACGGCCTCTGCGACGTTTATGTCCTCGAGACAGCGGTAAATAAGGCAAACGGTCGGGACGAGCCCACAGAGGTCCAGAAGCTCCACGGTGAGCCCTGCCGTTTGTCCTTCTCAAGTATCTCAAGCACGACCGAGCAGGACAGCGCGCCGCTGATTCAGCAGTCGGTCAAGCTCTTTATCTCGAAGACTGCGGAAATCCCGGCAGGCTCTAAGATAGTCGTAACGCAGGAAGGCCGGACTACTGCCTATGCGAGGTCTGGTGAGCCTGCGGTCTATAGCTGTCATCAGGAGATACCGCTCGTCCCGTTCAAGGAGTACGCCTAATGTCCCGCTGGGGACGCTGCGACTTCTCTCAGTTCAGGGAGTTCGCGAAAGGCTTTGAAAAGCTGAGCGACTCTGAGATAGACGACCTCTGCGTGGCTTGTAGCAAAGAGCTTGCCGCAAGACTTCTGGCTCTCGTTATTCCGGCTACCCCAGTCGGCAAATACCCGAAAGGCTCAGGTAAGAAAGGTGGTACTCTCCGCCGAGGCTGGGGCGCTAAGAACGGCAAAGCCGGGCGCGAGTATGCGCAGTCCCTGACCGTCACAAAGTCCGGGAACACATATATGGTCGAAATCATAAATCCGGTCGAGTACGCCTCGTATGTCGAGTTCGGTCACCGTACCGTAAGCGGCGGCTGGGTCGAGGGCCGATACATGCTGACTATCTCCGAGGAAAAGCTGAAACGAATCGCCCCGTCTGTGCTTGAGAAGATGGTGCTCCGAAAGCTGAAGGAGGTCTGCAATGGCGGAAATTAGTACAAACATTATCTTAGACGGAATCACGCTGGCCCTGCGGTCCGCTTTTCCCGGCAGTCATATCGAATCAAACGCAGTAAAGCAGGGGCTTCGGCAACCTGCTTTTATTGTGCTTTTGGTTAACGCCGAGGCCACGGGCTACCCGGCTCAGCGCAAGAAGCGTCTTCCTCGTTTCGATGTTCTCTACTTTCCGAAGTCCGGGCGTGAGGATTGCTACGGCGTGGCAGATACCCTCACCGAAGTGCTTGAAGTGATTGACCTACCCGGGGGCGATAAGCTGCGTGGTACGGATATGAGTTTTCAGGTGACGGACGGAGTGCTTCACTTCCTCGTTTCCTATAACCACTTCACGTATAAAACGGCGGAGGAGGTCAAGATGGGAGCTTTGAAAATTGAACAAGGAGGAAACTGATATGGCGAAAGCTACTGCGGCGGCCCAGACCGCCGCTCCCACCCACTCCAAACAA